CTCTAGATCCGGAACTTGTTTTCTATAGACATCATCTGCAATATTGCAAAGCCTATTAACTGCAACTTTAAAACAATCCGAATTAGCACCCTTTAAGTCATTCCCTAGGTCTACATAGCCTTTTGAATTTGATGCAATTCTATGTGCCGCTACTGCATCGAAATGACGTTCTATGCCATGGTCTACTATAGTCAATCTACCATGTATAGCAATTGCTTTATCTCCCATAAACTCATATTTTATAATATCCCATTTCCATATAGGATAATGAGTGTTTAATTGATGTCTCATATAGGCTTCATCTACATAGTCAAAGCCACCTTTATCTTTTACAAATGCTTTAGGTGTAGGAATATTAGATACACTATTATGCTTATCTTGTAGGATAACCTCTGTTGCTAATATTTCACCTGAACCATTTGATTTTGCTATTTCTTTACTCATTTATTCTCCTTATTTTTTAGAAAAAAAAGTTTACTCTATTTCTAGACCTTGTATTATATATTTCTTGAATCATATGCATTGTATCACTTTTAGTTGTACAGGCTAACATTTTTCTAGCACCACCTGACTCTAATCTAGTTAAAAATTGATTATGATCATATTTTTTATGATTTAATAAATATATCATTGTCATAACAAAATTCCAATTTTTATATCTATCATAGTATTTACCAACCTTTAATATTTGTTTAGCGTATTTATGTGCTTTTTTTCTATGAGTTATTTTAAACAATCCTCTATTAAAATCATCTGTATCTACTGAATCTTTATTAGTTAGTAGTCCAATACAACTCTTAAATCCAAAACCATATTCATCTATAAATTCTTTAAACTCTAAATAATCAGGATAATTTCCATCATCTCTAGTTATAAAACAGTTCAAATAATCATCATTTCCCCATTTTTTACTATTAGTATTTAATGCAATAACCTCATCTAATCCATATCCATTTTCAATAGTATAATAAAAAGGTTTTTTTAATTTTTTACAAGCTATAAATCTATGTTGACCATCACATATTTCTTTTTTTTCATTAACAATTCCAACTGTTAGTAATTGCCTTTTTTCCATAGCAGATAATATTGTTTTAAAATGAATAGGATTTATAGGTCTATTTCCTTTAAGAAATCTAAACTCATCATAATTATATGTCTTTAATATTTTATTTTCCATCTTTCTCCTTTTATTATACTTTATTTAAATCTTCTTGATATACACAATAACCCTCTCCATCAAATCTAGAGTCACCTTGATGCCTATTATAAGCATCTTCACATATAACATCTTTAGAACCTATCCATCCTACAATATTAAATAACTCATTAGTAATTTTAACTACTAGACAATAAATATCTACATCTTCAACTTTTTTACCTATAGTTACTAATAAGCATCCATTTTTATATATAGTTGTTTTTACATCAACAGTTGTTCCAGATGGTAGGGCAAAATCTGCTTTGTCAGTTTTTCCTGTCACAAAAGATGGCATAACATTAAATTCCTTACAAACTGCAAACTCTCCACCAAATCCATCTAGGTCTACATCTTTCTTTGTATACTTAGAATCATCACTAATCTGCTTATCATCGAAACCATTTTCTCTAGCAGATGAATGCCTTTTTTTAGCAATATACTCTACAATCTTTTGCTCATTTTCGTTAAGTCTAACTTCTATCATTTATAATCCTTTCTCTGTATCTTGATTGCATCTAGTTTTGAAAGCACAATAATTACATTCCCAACTAGCAACAGGTGAAACATCATTTTGAAGAGATGGTAGGCTATTTCTAGAATGTTCTGCATTTATCCTTTCCCAAAAACCGAGTGCAGTTAGTAGCCGATCCCTACTAACTTCTTTATACCTCAACATTGACGTATCTTTGTTGTAGTACAGAATAAACATCCCATCTAGCCTACCATACTCCTTCTCGACTCCAAGACCATAAGTAGCCAATTGGAGTTCTTGGTGAATAGAAGGCTCTCTTCTTTCTTTATATCTTGAAAATATTTTTTTATATTGGAATGAACCAATACTTTTAATATCATACAAGAATATACGACCATCACCTAGTTCGACAATCAAATCTGCAAAGCCAAAGACTTTTATTTTTTTTATTATTATTTCTTTTTCTATATATATATTATTTATATATATATTATATATATTATAATAAGAGTCGTTTCGTTCAATTTTCTTAAATGCATCTTGGATGTCTTTGTGAATTAAATCACCTAGCCTAAATAATCTCTGCACTCTTTGGTCTACAACCTCAGTAGGCTCTACTCTCAATACTGTCTCATAGTATATCTTTCTAGAACACATACCTGAAGACGATGGTCTATAGTGCGGCTCACTAGGTTTGAGTTTATTTATTTCTTCTCTTGCAGTTTGATTAATTTCGATCAGATGATCGTGATATGTCGACTGAATATCAATCGGATGTTTCATTTGTTTTCCTCGGTTATTTTGTTAAAAATTGGGTCTCAAAATATAAGACCATTTAAGTTTACCAACAAAGTATTTTTTTCAATATTTTAAACTTTTTTTCAAAGTGTCTCACAAAAAATATAACGGAATGAGACATTGGTGATACATTGATGTCACATTTTATAATATAGGTGTTTAAAAATATAACCAAATGGTGTCTCACCTAATATCTGAAATTTTTTTAAAAGTCTCATGTATATTTTTTTGTTTCAAAAAAAACTCTAGGATATTTCTACCCTAGAGCTTTATTTATTCTAATATTCTGAATAGTTGTCTATAATTTCACCTCTACCAGAAGCAACACCACGAAAACACATTCCAGGCTCATTATATTCTAGCATTATCCATAAATCAGGAAACATATTTCCTAGATATTCTAGCCAAGCAATAGGCGGTCCCCAAGCAGTTAGGAATGTAAATTTCATACGATATCTTTTTGTTTCTATGGTTTGGTCTGGGTCATAGTCTAGTAGACAATCTACTGCATCCCATTTAGTACCCCAATTGTTTATACACCAAGCCCTCCACTTACCATTTTCTAGATATCCATTAGGAATAGGTAGTATAGATTCAAATAGATTTTCTATAGACTCACTTTCAGATGAATATGTTAATAGTTTATTGAATATTTTCTCTAGTTTTTTAAAATCTTCTAGAGAATCTTTTCCATCTGCTTTTATTATTAGTTCATTTTCGCACCAATTAGGCATTTGATTTCTCCTGTTTTTTTATACCATCTAGCATAACTACTGCGCTTTGATATTCTTTTAACTTTAATGATAGAGTTTTAACTGAGTGCCATATGTGATGTCTATTATGGTCTCCTTCTGCTGTTTCTTCTTCATAATGTTTTAATTCATCATCGTGTAGGTAATCAACCACACTACATAATGCTTGGTATTCTTCTTTAGTTAATTTCATTACTCTCCTTTTTTTCTATGGCTAATCTAGTTCTACGATAAGCCTTGCTTTCATTCATTAGTTTTTCTGTTTTTCTATCTCTAATGGGCATACTACATTGGTTATGTATCATAGTATGACATCTTTCACATAGAGTTACAAGTTCATCAACTTGGTAATCCCAAGGTTCTACAAATTTACCATTCTCTACATAGTAAATTGTATGATGTGCTTGTAATGGTATACCATTATCTCTACTCCAACCACAATTCATAGTACAAGTATACCCATCTTTAGATAGAACTTTACTAGAAAAACTCTTCCATTTAGGATTTTTGAGTTTCTCTTTATATTGCATAGCACTTTTTATCTTTAGTAAAGAATAAAGCACCAGAACCATTACCTTCATAGTCTCGTGATGCATAAAGTTTAACTCCATTGTCTAGAATTAATACTCTACATCCGTTTCTACCTAGTTCCCAACCTTCTTTACTTGCTTCTTCTTTAGTCATCTCTCTAACATTTACTATCTTAGAGCCTATTAGCATTTTACTCATCTTTTCTCCTACTTTATTATTATATGATTTATTATTATATACCATGCTAGGATACAACCTT